AATTGAAGACTTTTTGTTGATTAATGTCCTTATAGCTTAACTGGATAGAGCAAGACACTCCTAAGGTCGAGGCCCAGGTTCGAGTCCTGGTAAGGGCACCAAGTTAATGTGGCAGTATAGCTCAGTTGGTCAGAGCGTCCGGCTCATATCCGGAAGGTCGCAGGTTCGGATCCTGCTACTGCTACCAAATTTTACCCAAAACGATTGACTATCGTATTGGAATATAGTATAAGAAATATATCAAGAGTTAAATGGCCTCGTAGTTCAATTGGTTAGAGCACCAGCCTGTCACGTTGGAAGTTGCCGGTTCAAGTCCGGTCGAGGTCGCCATTTTTAGAAAGGAAAAGAAGATGCAAGTTTCACTACGTAAGGCAAACGCAATTCAGGTTGCCATCAACGAAGCCCTCAAGGGTATTGAATTCAAGGCTGAAATCAGCATCAACGAGTTCCAGAAGCCAGAAGCTACGATTGCTTCTGCGTCAAAGACTTTCTTTGACAACATCAATCGTCGTAATTCACTGCTCCGCGCTCTCTATGAGATCCGCAAGGCAACTGCATCTGCTAATGCAGCTAACGACATTGACAGTCGCCTTGCCGATCTTGCTTTCCTAGAGAAGGAAGTAACCTTCTTTACCACGCATAGCAAGGTAAAGGAACGTCTGGACGGCGAAGTCATTAACGGCAAGCTTGTAAAGATTGCCAACCGCACAGAAGATAGCTACTACGCTAAGGCGGAAGTAGAAACTTCTGTCTTTACGCTTGAAGATATCAAGACTCTTAATCGTCTTGCTGTCAAGGCCAAGAAGGAAAAGCAGAAGTTGCAGGATGAGTTGCTTGAACTTAATGTTCGCACGACCATCAATCTGTCTGAACAGGCAGTTGCAACTCTGACCGCAGAGGATATCCTCTAACAGTTTGGTAGCAACTTCGGATGCTATCAGGGAGAGAAAGAGAGATTAGAATAGACACCGTGTAACAGGTTGTTACGATCATAGCTGGCGCTCGAAACGCTATAATAGTATGAACCGGGCTTTATTCAGATTTGTGAATTGTTTGCCTCGGATATAAGCTATTTTTGCAGTTTGTTCAGTGTTTAGTGCTTGAAAGACGATGCCTTTGTAAGCTAGTCGGTGTTGATTGTTTTGTCTATCACTTACTCTTTCTCTTCCACTATAAACATAGTCACTAAATAATCGTATGTTCTTTTACATCGGTGACGATTGTCCTATCAAATCTATGAAGCAAGTTGAACCTCGTCTGTTTTTAGATGACGGTTGGAATGAAACTAGTGGTATTTGGTATAAAGGATACAGCACTGACTGCGTTCTTTCTGATTCTCTTATATCAATAGTTGATGGTTATCAGCCTGCAGGCAAGTGGTGTGTTATATACAAAGAACACATTTATCATCCCATATTGAGGGGATTTCCTGTATTAGGTAATGATACTTGTGCAACAAATCTAGATTTAGAAGGACTGCACCCTATTAAGTACAAGACAGTTCCTATTACAAAACAAGAGATTCTTTCTATAGACGAAGTTTCGGATCAAATTAGTACTATCTTAGTAACAAATACTGAGAATTTTATTCGCTACAATGATCCAAAGAGAATTAGCTGTATAGTTTCGGCTGGTCTTGACACACTGACTTCTTGGGTTGTGTTAGATCAAGTAATTAAAGAATATGACATATCTATATATGTGCCCACTAGATTAGAAAAGTCCACTCAAGAGTTTTTAGGAACGAGAAGAACATATCATACTGATTTGATTGAATTCGTGGAAAACAAATATTGGGGTTACACACACGCTTGTTTTTATGATGCTTTAAACTACAACATTAGTGGATATTATGCAGAAGTTTATACTTATCGCGATGGTGAGGCTATAAATGCATTGGCAAAATTTAAAAATAAAACCATAGATACTTTAGCTTCACCTGACGATTATTTGTATCCTTTTCTGAAAAGACCAAACATCGTTGAGAAATACAGAGACTCTATGTTAGAGTTCTCTAGCGATGAGGACCTAAAAAGGTTCCTTTGGTCTACAATTTGGTACGATCATCAAATGTGGCATTTAGATAAAAATATGTTCTTTTGTCCATTTGCAGATATACGAATTCCTGAATTAGTACACAGAATGTCAATTGAGGATATAACACACAATGCTGTCACTGGTCAAATACAGAAAAACATAATCAATAGATTGAGACCCGATCTTATGTGTTTGTTATCCGAGTATAAGAATGAGGGTGATATTTGGGGAAATTTTAAAAACAATTTCAATACTAATATGGTACCTTATCCCACAAAATTAATTTACAGATAGGCAAAAAAGTTCTTGACATTGTTCCCAAATCTTGTTATAAGAGTATATATCAAGAGCAATTGAAAGAACTTACACAATGTCTACTCAACTCAAGGGCGTTACTTGCCGCACTGGTGAAATGTCTATGACTCGTTATTTCGGTGGTAAGGATGTTGGTAGCTGCGTTCAGTTGACTTTCCGTAAGCCTGAGTTTGAGCGTGATCGCCCTGACTATGGTTATTGGTATCTGCAACTGAGTAAGGAAGAGGCGCTAGAAATGGCTGCTGCCCTAGTACAGTTTGCTAACGGTACTCGTGAAGAAGTTTACGACTAATGTTTGTAATCCGTTCAGAACACGGTTATGTTGCTAAATCAAATCGCAGTTTGACCACTGACCTTAATAAGGCTAGAGTGTTTAACACTGAACGAAGTGCTAGACATAATAGGTCATCTGCTATGTATGGTTTAAAGGATGTTCAAGTTATTCCGGTTAAAGTTACGATAGAATTAATTTGAAAAAGTGAAAAAAGTTCTTGACATTGGTATCAAGAATAAGTATAATGAACTTATCAAGACGAGAAATCGACTTGAGGCTCTTTGAAATTGTTAGTAAAAATACTCATTAGATGAGTGCATGGTGTCGCAGGTGTGCCCAATCGCAGTGTAACTCCTTGTGGTAAACCTAGTGTGAGAACTAGGGGAGTGCGACTCTCACCCGTGCATTCTTCTAATGAGTATATAAGAATTGGGGGCATAGCCTCACTAGGATAGTCGAGAGTAATCTTGACCAAAGCAAGGTTTCCTATAAACTTGCGCTTGTAGCAATACAAGTCCATCTATGCAAGCCCGAACTAGGGTTGACTCGCTGAAATATGCGAAAGCAACTCCCGTCAGTAGGATGGCGGCAAGTAGTAAGTTAGGGTTGTAGTCTGAAAGGATAAAGTCCAGGGCAACGCTGAGGACGAAAGAGGCTGTGGTGGCTGAACTACGATCAACCAAACTAACGAATACTGAAAGTTAACGGGTAGTTACTAAGTCTGACCCTGCAAGGGAAGGCAAAGTAGCAATACAAGCGACGAAGGGATGACCGGAATCGTGAAGTATGGTTGAGTAGCCCGCAAGGCAAAAGACATGAGGTGTGTTGTATTCTGTATCTAACAAGATATGGAGCAACTGGAGCAGCACATCTTGGTAGGTTCGCAAATTGCATAATGGTAATGCAACTGTCTCTTAAACAGTCGATTTAGGTTCAATTCCTAATTTGTAACACAAAAGCGAAAGACTGCTCCGGTAATATGTGAAAGGTGGTTAATACCACACTCGCAAGGGAATGTGGTCTACGGAAGCCCGCAAGGCAGAAGTAGTTGATCGGAAAGAAAGCGTAACGGTTTAGCGACTGTGAGTAGCCCGCAAGGCTAACGAAAGATAGAAGGTCGAATAGCATATTACGACGAGTCAAACGCCAGACTCTAAAAAAGGCACCATTGAGAGTTACTAACTGACCGTAAAAGGCGTTAGTGGATAACGGTAGAACGGTCCTCGCAAGGGATTCGGTAATGACCAAAGACTCTCGGATTCAGGAGTAATCTCATCCTGATCAAAGTTAAAGTTTCCAACCATCGACCCAATCGGGAAATGATGAACGATCTTCTTGCTTAATAAGTTTTCTTGAAACTCGGTTATTAATCCATATCTTTCCGGCTTGATTTCCTTTGAGTTTCCCATCACTCCATTCTTTGTATAAGTGTCGCTCATTAGCAGAAATAGCTTTTGTTTCAATCCCGTTGTTAATATAGATTCGATTGGTCATGTATTTTCCATTACTTCTTCCTCTAACGAATCCGGGATATTGATCAACTTCGTCTGCTGGCACTCGCTTGTTTATTTTACCGTCAGTAATCCATATTGAATCTTTAGTGTATGATCCATTAAGATCGTAGAACGGTCCTATAGCGAAAGATTTATTATAGAACACCGGGCTAGAAATAGCGTTGTATTCTTTTTGGTATTCAGCTTCAACTGTTTGAAGCTCGTCAACTGATGTAAATTCTCTCTCTAAGAGAATTATCTTTTTGAAAGAATCCTGACCCAGGCTTTTTACATCTGACTGCAAAGTTTCTGAACTGCTGTAATATTTAGTAAATTGATGGGTGCGTTTGGTAGATCCAATATACAGATATGGTAATGCTTCATTCTTCAAGTTGTGAAGATTTATAATAAGATATACTATTCCATTAATCATTCTTGTTACCTATGCTTGAGATTATAAAGTATTTATCTTTTTTCTAATAGTCTCAGGGTTTAAATTATTTTACAAGACGATATAGGAATAAATAATAGTAGACTATTTTGATGAACACACTACGACCCACTGAACGACTCGTAGGGCTGTGAATGTGAGAATAAATCGTTCTAATATCACCAGTATAGTGTGTTCTTCAAAATAGTTTATATCGTGGGGTAGAGGAGCCTGGTTGTCCTCGCTGGTCTCATAAGCCGGAAATCGTCGGTTCAAATCCGACCCCCGCAACCAGTTTCGTATAATGTCTTTAACAACACAAACAATTAACGCTATAGAAGATTTGGGAATTAAAACCTACGGGACGTTTATCTATCCCGATACTAAAATTATAGGGCGAACTCCTAATCTCAAATCTGAGTGGCAAGTTACAGATAACATTGTTAATTTTAAAGCTAATCAACGTTTGCTCCCAAACGAATGGGAATACAATCAAATTACTATCACATATGATTATAATTCATTTGGTCATAGAACTAAATTAGAAGTAGAATCATTACCTAATAATTACGGGTTGGTAGTTGGTTGTTCTTTTTCAGAAGGTCTGGGGCTTAATGAAAATGATATATATCACCAACAGTTGGATACGCCTGTTTATAATTTAGCGTTATGTGGAGCATCAAACGAGCAATCGTTATATAATCTACAAGCATTTGTAAAACTATTAAAACATTATCCTAAGTTTGTCATATTCCAATTAACATCAATTGATAGATTCTTTTTCTTTAATAAGAAACTTTCGTCTAATCTATTAGATAATTTTGTAATGACAGTAGGTTCTTGGAATCCTACAAATGATGACGAAGTAGGAACATTAGTAGAACTATTATATACAACAGGAATGGGTAGGTGGAAAACCTTGCAAATCATAGAGATAGTATCAACAATCTGCAAATTGATGAATAGTCAATTAATAGTTGTAGACGGGTTCTCTGAGTTTGTGGAAACCCAATCTACTTTGTCAGATATAAAAATTATTGATGCGATGTTTCATCCTGATATAAATAAGAATGACTTAGCGAGAGACAGAATTCATCCAGGCAGATTGACTAATTTGTCTTTAGCTGATAAGATTAAACAAGTTCTATAAGCGGGATTGGTATAGTGGTATTATGACAGCCTTCCAAGCTGACGAGACGGGTTCGATTCCGACTCCCGCACCAAACATAGAATGCGTATGTAGCTCAATGGTAGAGCTTCTGGCTTCCAACCAGATGACGAGGGTTCGATCCCCTTCATACGCTCCAGAATGCAGGCGTAGCTCAGTGGTAGAGCGTCACGTTGCCAACGTGAATGTCGAGGGTTCGACCCCCTTCGCCTGCTCCAAACACTAGCATAAATACATTATGCTGATTATTTCATATCAAGGTATATATGATGGGCAGAACTTTGAGTCTGCCAATACCCCGAATCAGATAGGTAAAGCCTTCAATTCGGGGTATTCCGTTATGGCTGATGTATGGCGTATTAATGATGTTCTCTGTTTAGGAACTGAAAACGATCCGATAGAAGTCACTGATCGTTATTTACAAGGTGTTAGATTCTGGCTGAATTGTCAGAATCTTGATGCATACGATTATCTTATGTCACAACCTGCTAAATTGTATCCAAATGTCTTCAAGTTTTCTAACATAGAGACTGAATCAACTCCCACTATATCAAGGGGAGGACAGTCAATTGTTCCAGGCACTGTGCCAATAGACAACAATAGTATCGTCTATCTTCCTGAAATCATAGATAGAGGTATGCTTAGCACAGTCAACTTGCGTTGTTATGGCATCACGAGTGTATATTGCACCTTTATACGCAGAATGCGTAATGAAGGCGAGTGGTATTAACACTTATAATTTTTAAGTATCTCTAAAAGTTCCGTCTCGTAACTTTCATCATATAAGGTGTAACTTGCATATTGCTTTGTATAGTTAACAACTATTGGACTTTCATAATACCTGAATGTTAGGTTCATTTCTTTTTTATAACGCTCGTTATCTTTTTCCATAGATTTCCTTAGCCAAACATTATATTCGTTATGAGTTATCAATCCTGCTTTATACCCAAGTTCTCTACAAGAACTATGCATATAAGACACAATCTCCGGAAATCTTTCGATGAACACTTTCCCTTTTCCCAACTCTCTTTTATCTCGTATTAGGTATTGCCTAGTAGCAAGCAGACAAGTCAATTGGTCCTTGTCCCACTGATTTATTCCAAATCCTAATATAATTTTTCCATCTTCTACCTGACAGAAATATCGACCTCTTTTTTCAGGGTCGTAATTTTTTTCGACATACATCTTATACATTAAGGATGCAGGGTTGTTTTCCCAGTTTTCTAATGACATATTTTTTGATCCGGCTAACGTGTCCTCCATTGCATCGTTGCACAAGTCTATTAGTAGCTCTTTGGGACTATTGCTGTCTATTAATATAATGTTAGTCATCGTAGTGTCTGTTTAATAATTCTCTTTTTAGTAGTTTTCCTGACGGTAACCTAGGCAAGTCGTTAGCAAAATATACTTCTTTGGGGCATTTAAACGAAGATAATCTTTCCTTACAAAAAGTTATCAACTCATTCTTTAGCGAGGTAGAAGGTTCAGTTCCAATAACTAATTGAACTACGGCAATTGCTTTTTCTCCTAACTCTATATCAGGTATACCTATTACAGCTACATCTTGCACATTGTGATGGGTAATGAGAATATCTTCTGCCTCTTTAGGATATATTTTAACCCCGCCAGTATTGATAATATCAGACGTTCTGCCGGTCACATACAAATAATCTTCATCGTCCATATATCCTATGTCACCTATTCCTAATTTGCCATTCTTTGTGACAAACAAGGAATCATTGCTATTATGGTATGAAATTGTTCTGTATGAGTTGGATACTACGATATGTCCAACTTCACCCCGCGGCAATTCTATGCCGTCGTCATTTACTATTGATATATCACCATACTGACTAATTACTTTTCCAACCGACCCCTTGTGGTCAGTATAATCTTCCGGAGTCATAGTTACGAAATATAGACTTTCAGTTGATCCGTAGAATTCATAAAAAATGTTACCCCACCATTCTACCATCTGCTCTTTAATTGTTATGGGACAATTAGCGCCCCCGTGTATCACAAACTTTAAACTAGAAACGTCATATCTGTTTCGTATCTTTTCATCCAGCTTTAATAACCTTACAAAATGAGTAGGAACCATTACCATATGTGTTATTTTGTATTTTTCTATGTACTCTAATGTCTTTTCGGGATCAAAGCTATCTGATACGATACAACACCCTCCCGAATTCAATACTAGATTAAGCGCAGTGATCGGAGTACTATGATATAGAGGACAAGGAGAATATATCACTGCATTGGCATCGTATCCGTACATTTCCTTAACAGTATCATAAATGGAGTTGTCATATATAGGAATAGGTGTTAGAGGATTCAATATTCCTTTTGGCGCGCCCGCAGTTCCTGATGAGTAAAACATTGGGAATGCGAATTCATCAGTATTACTAGGAGTTGTTGGTTCAAATAGTATCGAGTCATAGAGCGACGAAAAGTTTTTTATAGGAAAATCATCAAACATCTTGAATTTGAAATCAAATTCAGTGGACAACTCATATGCTATTTCTTTAAAATCACTTGATACAATTAGGCCCAATGATTGACTATTTTTAATAATATGTTTAGCTTCTTCCTGTTTTAAGTGCCAGTTGATTGGCACTACTCTAAAGCTTGACCTAATGCTAGTCATTAAAGTAACAAATGCGTGTATGTTGTTCTTTTGTAAAGTAGCAAATCTATCTCCCTTACTCAAATGCTTATTCAGATAGTGCGCTAGTTTAGTCGAATAGTCACTTAACTGTCGATATGTTATGCTCTTATTCGATGAAGCATCAATTACAGCTACTGAGTTTGGGAAATTCTCGACAATATCAGGAAATATCATCATTCCTCCAGATTAGTACGTATGTGTGACAAAACTTGCTCAAATGCAAGTTCGGCAGAAGGAATCAATTTTCTAAATCCTGCAAAGGCGTGAATCATCCCTTTGAATTCTAGGAAAGTAACTTTGTTCCCGTGCTGAATCAGTTTTGTTGCATAATCTCTGCCTGAGTCTCGGTGCATATCATATTCACAGGTTACTATTACTGTTTTTGGCATATCGTGATGTTTTCCTAATATTGGACTGAAACGCGGATCGTCTATTATAGGGTTGTAAACTTTTTTATAAATTTCGTGAGTTTCTTTAGTTCCATAATATCCTTCAGCAAATTTAACTACGCTATAGTATTCACCTTCAGGATTTGGTAATGGGTATAACGGAGCTTGTAAAATAACAGGCACCCTAGCAGGATTATCTCTTAATATTTGAGATATAACAATAGCCGTAGTACCGCCTGAACTATCTCCTGCCACTACAAGCCCGGTTACTTCTCTGTCTATGATGGTAGGACTATTTGCTATGAACCTACTAAATGCTTCACAATCATCAATTGCTGCTGGAAAAGTATATTCTGGTGCTAAACGAAATTCAGGTAATACAACGGGTATGTCTAGGTAATCAGCAAGCTCAGTGCATATCGTAGTATGAGAAACGATACTCCCGGCTACAAATGCGCCGCCGTGAAAATATATAAGAATTGGACAAGGCGCCCTAGTTTCTCTACGATCAAAAAATCTAAATTTTATCTTACCTATAGAGCATTCTGCTTCCAAATCTTTAATCACAGTAAGAGGCTTAGGAGGACAATCCATCGCCGGAAGAAATGCAGCAGCCCTACGTATGTGTTCTACATCATAATTATACGGCCCATTCTTGTTCAAATCATCAAGAAATTTTCTTACATCAGGTAATAATTCGCTTTCCATAGCGATATTTATAGCTTGACAATCTACCCAAAATATTGTATAACGAATAATAGAAAGGAATTCATTATGCCTAGCATTTTTCTGACCAGTGACACGCATTTTGGTCACGCTGGTATCTGTAAGTTTACCAACAGTGACGGTAGTCCTGTGCGTCCGTGGGATGATGTTGAGGAGATGAATGAGGAAATGATCAAAAGGTGGAATGAGACTGTTGGTCCTAAGGATAAGGTCTACCACCTGGGTGATGTTGTCATTAATCGCAGGTATCTGACTATCCTGGATAGGCTGAACGGTGACAAGGTACTGATCAAAGGTAATCACGATATCTTCAAGCTGAAAGATTATGTGAATTACTTCCGAGACATTCGTGCCTATCACGTTATGGATGGTTGCATCCTGAGTCACATTCCTGTTCACAAGGATAGCATTGCTCGTTTCGGTGCCAACATTCACGGGCACACTCACGGCAATCGTGTTATGAAGACCATCACTGTTCACTCTAATCCAGGTGCTGGTGATATGGGATATGACGAGGTTGACGTTATTGACCCTGATTACTTCTCGGTCTGTGTTGAGCATACTGATTATCGTCCTATCTCTTTTGATGAGGTAGTTCAAAAGATCAAGGACCAAGGTGGTCAGATCGGGTTCAGAAATGGGAATGCTCCTATTATGTGAGGGGTTGACATCCCTCACATTTTTTGCTATAGTGAGTTATTATGAATAGCAAGACTTGGCAACATAACTTAAAAGAATATATTTACGAGGTTACCTGCGATAATTCCTATTCCTGGAAAACGCCAGACTATGTAGATTCACTAAAGATTGACGAGTTAGTTAACATTTACAATCAAGAAGTTAGGAAACAAAATATGCCTTATATCTCTTATGAAGATTATGACAAACTTAACAAGACAAGTAAAATAGCTAAGGATGCACTTGATGCTTTAGAACAAGGGCTAACGCTCGACCAGCTTCTTGAAAAGAACCCTAATGTTCGTGTTTATTGGAACAAAACCATTAAAGAGCGTGACGCTGCTAAAATAAAAGCCGCGCGTGAGAAAGAGCGTAGGCGCCTAGCTGCCGAAAAGAGGGCTATTGAAGACGCAACCAGAGCCGAAGTAGCTAGAAAGCTTACTCCTGAGGAGCTTGAAGCATTTGGTTTAACTACGACGGGTAAGAGTAAGCGTAAGTGACATTTGAAGAACGGGTTCGTTATTATATAGGTGAAACTGGCCCACAACACGCTTCTAAAGAAGATTATGAATCATACGTTGAGGATAGACTCAATAATATGTCAAACGCTGAATTATTAATGTTTATTTCAATCGTATTGGAAGAAAAAGATGACCGAAGATATTGAAAATATTGATCCGGATGTTTACGCTGAAATCTTGCGTAACACTGATAAGAAGAACTTTATCAACTTGAACGAGCGCATTTTGCGTAAGACTATGGTTGAATTGGTAAAGAATGGCAAGGCTACCTTCTTGTTCATCCGCGATGATGAAACTCGTAATTACTGGGGCAAGCTTGTAAAGGAAGCTGCTACTAAGGTAGAGAAGCGCAGGGAAGCTTGGCGGCTTTATGAAATCAAGCAGAATGCTTGGGATCGTCTTAGTGAAGAAGATCGTAAGATACTAAAGCTTCGCAAGCCCACAAAGCCAAGAATTTAAGCCAAAGTAATGTTAGATTCAATTAAACGATATTTAGCAATCTTGTTCATATTATCCATTTGGGTAGTAGGAATATTGTTTTTTGCTGTCTATTGGACAGTAATGCTTTTATATGTAACTTTTGATGAACTTGTAACAAGGATTAGAAAATGTCTACGAATTTGAATGTTTATGAACCCGAAGCTACTTTCAATGACAATGATTGGGAAGTATTTGGAAAGTGGGTTAAGGGTGTGCTTACAGTGCAGCCTGCTACTATTACCTTCACTAAGAAGGATGGCACCGAGCGTGTTATGAACTGCACCCTTCGTGCAGATATGCTCCCTGTTGTAGAAATCAAGGAAGATAAGACTCCTCGTAAGAAGTCTACAACTAGTCTTGCTGTGTATGATCTTGATGCACAGGGATGGCGAAGCTTCACGATTTCCGCGGTGAAGCGTGTTTCATTCACGATAGATGACGAGTAAAATAGATATATAAGTATTTTATACCTGTCCATAAGGGCTAAGTATATATGTCAGTTGTGAGAATGCTGACAAAGGGCTTGACAATCAAGCTTAATGGATGTATAATGTGTGTATTATGAAGAAAGAAACTATTCATATCACACTAGGTCATAAGAGGACCAGAGCCATAGAGTTCTATGTTCACGGTACTCCTTTTAAGCCTAAAGCGGTTTCTGTAAAGAATCGCTATAAGCGTAAGACTAAGCATCCTAAGCGAGACCAAGCTTACATTGACTGATTATTTCAGTTAATTGCCACATAGTGTTCTAAAAGGATATGACAGACCCTATCCTAGATAGGGTTTTCCTTTTATTATACTATTGGAAGTGCTACTTTAGTAGATAGATTAGGTCCCCATAAGAAGGGTAGAAAACAAACCGATCGTATCATAAAGCGGCCCAATTAAGGAAAAATAATGTATTATTCTCAAACTATCGCTACAGTTGATGTAGCAAAAACTTGGAAGATGTTACTTGCCGCACTTTCTTTAATTTTTATATGGCAAGTGTTTACTACACAATCACACGCTGGTATACAATTTGATAATCTGACAGATTCAGATATAATTGTAGAAAAAACTACACAGACACCAGCAGAAGCACAGCAACAAACATTCAGAGAAAAATGGGACAACGCTAGATTTCTAGCGGTAGTTGAGACACCTGAAAAGATCAGGTATTCTCAAAACGATCTATTCTGTATGGCTAAGAACATTTACCACGAAGCCGGCAATCAAAGTCGCTTAGGTAAGTTTGCTGTCGCTCAAGTTACTATTAATAGAATGAAGCACCCTGATTTCAGTGGGTCGGTTTGTGATGTGGTTTTTGCGCCATATCAATTTTCTTGGGCTAACAATCGTAGAGTGCGTTGGACCAGACCGAGACCAAATGAAATGTGGAATGATAGTTTGGAAGTAGCAAAAGAAGCATTACAAGAAGGCTTTAGAGTCAAGGGAATGCAAAATGCTATTTTCTACCACGCAAACTATGTCAATCCAAGATGGCGGCGCGTAGAAAGACTAACCCAAATTGGTGCTCACATTTTCTATACAAAAACCTAATAAGAAAGGTAGGGCTTTAAATGGCCCTACCTTTTTTTGTGGCTGGTCATTTTTTAGTTGACATTGTTTGCCCAAAATGCTATAACAAATATATAGCAAGGAGATAATGAAATGCAAGTTCTTGAAGCTACTAAGATCGCTCGCAAGATCATTCGTAACTCTATTTCCCAGCAGCATGTGGACATTTATACTAACAAGTATAAGCACTGTCGCACGGTGAAGTGCTGGATCACGAGCGACGATTATGAAAATGAGATTCGTGGTGCCGTTGCTCGTCTCCTGCCAGAAGCTACAGTGAGGGTGCTTTCACCGATTAGCAGCTATTATCCGCCTTCGCTGATCATTCGCATTCCTAACTAAGTTTGGAGATAGTAAATGTCGTTTTTTGAAATTATTGGGCTGATTACCACTTCTATCGTTGGGTTGGGATTACTTTTCATTCTGGCTACCATTGTTATGGATTTCGTCGGTTACCAGAAAGGTGCCCGTAATACCCGTGATTATTGCTATTCAGGTCCGGACCACAATGAATTTTGGTGGACTTGGTATGGTATTAAGACTTGGTTTCGCTCATTCAAGAACGGCGGCGGATGGAGCCGCACTGTTGCTGACCCCGAAGATGACAATTATGACCTAACCGTCTACGAGAATGGTAAAATCGTCCGCGAACCCACTCGTTACTAAGTTGTCTGGAGATTATTAATGTCTAAAGTAATGTCTAAACCTGCCAATCAGCTTTTTGAGGATGGGTTCGCAGATATTTGTCTTGCTGTGTTTAAGCTTCGTAAGGAGGGTAAACACCAAGAAGCATATGATGGTCTGGGACAAGTTATTAAACTGTTGTCACAGGATAGGCAGGAGCTAAGAAAGCTCATTGACAGCAATGACTGAAAGTCGCTGGCAAATAATCAGTAGAGATACCGACGATGTTTTCGGTATCCTACGCGGCGAAGAGACCTATCTGTCTACCGTCAGGTTGCCCTATATGGGCAGGATAGATGGAGAAGATAATGATATTTTTATATACGAAAGCTGCTTGTTCACTAAAGATGGAAGTGAGGTCCTTAGTCGTTATAACTCTAAAGAGTTAGCGATTGAAGGGCATAATAGATTGGCAAAAAAATATAACCTTAAGTGATTTTTTGGTTGACAAGTTTGCCCAAAATTGTTATAAGAGTATATATCAAGAGCAGATAAAAGGAATTATCAGATGGGTGTTTATGTCTATACGCTTCGTAAGAACACTATCAAGGCTATTGACAATGATATTGGAGCGCCGATCGATATCGGTATCACTGCTTATGCTTACAAGTGCTCCTATAATGGAGGGGGCAGGTATGAACGACTTGTTGCCCGTCAGCGCGCCTCTGCTGAACGCGCCCGTGATGCTAACCCCAATCTCGTTCTCGTGACTTTCGGTAGTCCGAAGGACTATGATTTTAGTCGTGAGGGTAAGATGGAAGTTTACCGTGTTAAGCCGACATTGACTAGCTTCTATGATACCGAAGCCCCGGGTGAGAAGGTAGGCTATCTGACCAAGACGGGCCGTAAGTTCGTGTTCACTAGGATTTAATGAAAGTAGAAAAATGAAGTCTTTTTATACTCTTCCGATTTTACTGCTTATTGCAGGATGTATGGATAGTCCGCAGTGTATGGAATCTAATGATAAGGGAACCGTAGTTCGTGCAACTACAGATACAGAAAAATACTGTGGTCGTGGAGGATGTAGTCAGTATACTTACTCATTCATCACTGTCAACGTAAACGGTGTGTCTAGGACTTGTATCGTGCCGGATTCAACTGCTGCGATGTTCGCTCCCGGTGAGGTGATCAATCTCTCAACCGGTCGTCGCCTATAACTTTTTTTACCAAAAGGCGATTTTTTGGTTGACAAGCTTACCCAAATTTGTTATAAGAGTATATCAAGAGCGAAGAAAGGGTTTCTAAAATGGCTTATGTGTCTCAAGAAATGAAGCGTGAACTTGCTCCCGCGATCAAGGCTATCTGCAAGAAGTATGGCATCAAGGGTTCGCTTGCTGTTCGGCATCACTCTACTCTCGTTCTCAACATCAAGTCGGGTAAGATCGATTTCGAAAAGCTTTCGACTTCCGACAATTTCAACTATCAGGTCAATCCGTATCACACCGATTCGCATTACACTGGTAAGGCTAAGAAGTTCTTCGCAGAAGTCATTGCTGCGATGAAGGGTCCGAAGTTCTTTGATCATTCAGATTCTATGACTGACTATTTTCACGTTAGTCACTACATTGACATTAACCTGGGCAGTTGGAACAAGCCCTACATCGTTACTAAGTAAGGAGAAGTTGTATGAATAAGTTTTGGGTTTTGATTCGTAATTCGGCAGGCGCGCCTATGAAGGTCAACGTTTTTGCTGAAAATGCATATAAGGCTATCGAGGTTGCCCGGGCTCTTTATGGTAAGAGTCTTATTAGTGAAGGCGCTAACTACGATAACTAATATTTTGGGCAACAAGTCAATTGACTTCGTTGCCCACACCTGTTACAACAATAATGTGCAATTATGCACTCTTAAACTCTATAAGAGGAAACTATGACTACACAGACTTTTAAGGTGGTTGGTATTACAGAATCAAATGGTAATGCTAAGGTTCGTTTTACTCACGATATGGTTCGTCGTGTAAAGCAGTTTAGTAAGGGCGGCGCAACTCGTATCGATTTCGTTGAACTCCCTACAGAAATGACTAAGATTGATGCCCTCAAGTATATGCTTACTTGTAAGGAGTTTCAGTCAGAAGATGATCAGGCAACTATCGAAGACACTCTTGCTGACAAGGAAAAGGAAGCTCGTAAGGGTGAGGTCAAGGTAAAGACGCCATCTATTGATGCGATTAAGAATCGTCCTAGAAAGGATGTTTCTGTTGATGATATTTTGGAGGCAGTGAATGGCTAAGGCTACTAAGATTGGTGATAAGCTTGCTAAGGTAGGCGAATGCGTTAATATCTATTTCTATGACAACGCATATATGGTTGAAGCAAATGGTCGTGACAAGAAGGACAACTGGTGTTCAGTAAAGCTTATGTGTAAGGACCTTGATGAGGTCAGCACTCTCTTGAGTGAAGTAGAAACACTTCCTAAAGATTCGCAACGTGAAGCCCCTTCGGGGGCTTCCTTTATGGGTTGTTCACGCCTTTTATAACCCAAAAGTCACTTGACATTCTTGGGTTTTGAATCACTTGATATGGCATATAAAAATAGCCACGATCACCCCAATTTGTTCCCCAACTGTTTTTAACGATAAATCTTTGGGTACTGTTGTTGTATCCAACTAGTAACACTGCGTGTCCTCCCAACAATGATTCCTTGCTAACATCTGGGTATGGCATCATTCCTGTTCGTGCTACTATATTAGACATAAAGCTAGTATAAACATAGAATCCTATTATGACAGGATAACCATTCGTTAGTGCATCAATGCAAGCATTAAAGTTTGTCGCCCTCTCGTAACGAGTCACCTTGCGTTTCAGTGCATCATTTATTGCTGTTTGGGACGGTTGCGTTTTAAACTTTGATATATTATAGGGCCAATATGTCTCTAAAGGTGCGCCCCAATGATTAGTCGCTTTAATCCCGTCTCTGATGTAGGCTCCGCTATCATAGTTGATTGTGCCCATAATCAGTCGTTCATAGTAGTAGATGAACAATCTACTGATTTCGACTAATCGCTGGTTCTTGCTATTTAATAGCTCTATGCACTCTGCAATAGCGTTTCCTGTGCAGCTTCCTAGCTCTCCCTGATCTTCAACAGGTGTTGCATACCTTCTTAGATCCACGCTTTGGGGCGTTTTGGGGGCGTTTAGCTTGTATATGTAGTCTCGTTTATCAACTTTGTCGGGAACCCAATGAAACTTGGAAATTTCGATGCTAGGTTTTAATGGCTTAAAGGGGTTGGAATAATGAATCAGTTGATCAAAATTAAGTATGGTTCTTGGATCTTGCTTCATTTTTAATTTATCACCAGTTGACTGTTCCTGTAAACTTAGACCAGGTATTTCCGGCCACACATACATAAAGATTTCCACCTGCGTCATATGCAGCCTCACCTGCGTTTCCAGGAGAAGTATTTGACACGGGAGCAGTAGTCCACTGCACTAGATTACTAAACGCGGCTAAACCATTAGCAAAATTGATTGCTACTGTATTTCCCGGAAGTGTTAAGTTACCTGTGCTATCAAATTTCCATTGATAGTTCGTGCCGTCATTTGCATTGATATAAACATTGCCGTTTGCAGTAGGAATAGTAACATTTGAACTAACATTTGCAATGATTGATCCTCCAGCACCGGATGCAGGAGCAAATACACCGTTACCGTAGAGAACGTTGCTCGAACTACCACTTAAGTTCACACTTGCTATGTTACCGATACCAACGACATTGGACAACGGATATCCATATGAATATTGTAAATTACCAACGAAATAATCTGCATCCATTCTTGTAGCGGTTAACAATCCTGCTTCTGGGTTATACTGTAAGTTATCAGTTTGATCAATGTGCAAGCTGTTGTCACCGTCGCCGGCTGTCAACACTACGTGATAACTATAATTGTCACTTACAGGAGTAACAGTTAATAATTGTGAAAGATTTGCATTAGCTACAGTTCCATTGACATTAGCACCGCTTATATTACTCAAATTACCACCATCACCTGATATATACGGTACCGCTAGCGTTCCGATTGCCTTATCATAAGTGAATCCTGAATTTCCACCGAAACTACCACTATCATTAAATTGAACTTGTGTATTGCTTCCTCCTGGCGTTCCGTTTCCGCCATTGCCGCCTGTTTGTGAAGTCCAAGATAGATTTCCTAATCCGTCAGTCTGCAAAACATATCCGTTTGTGCCACCGGAAATCTTCATTGTCCCTACATCTACGTTAAGGTTTCCTGTAACCGCAAGTGACGTAAGAGTGCCTACGCTTGTGATGTTGGGTTGTGCTGCATTAGCAACTGATAATGCTATGTTAGCTTGTGCTGCACGAGTAAAGTATGATCCTCCTGCACCGTTTAAGATATAGTTACCTAGTAACTGAATATTAGCTTTATACGTATTGGCAGTGCCATTGATATCCACAATCGGGAATACCGAATTGTATGATAGGTTGGCTCCTATATTCGTTAAACTAGTAATCTTAATCGCTGAAATCATAAATTAACCTTTATACATACGTTGCACCAACCGTGTACCACTGAGTGCTACTAGTTGCATAATATTGTAAGCTTGCGTTAGAAACGTGTGAATATGCAGCATTCGTTGACCCGCTATTAATTACGCCCCCAGATGCCGGATATACATTCAATGTATTAGCACTTGTATTGTTGACGATTAACACCATACCTGCAACTGCGGTAGGAAGAACTACGCCATTAGCACCGGATGTGACAGTAGATATAACATTTATTTCTTTAGTTAGTGCGGTAGCTGTTCCTTGAGTTGAACCGGCAGCAGCAACAGATGCATTGATTGATCGTATATTATAAGACGTTGATATAACGTTTGCAGCCTGCATATTACCTGAAATAGTTACACTTGAGAAAGTGCCAGTTACATTTGCTGCATTTATCGAGGATAAGTTAGCCCCTGATACTGCACCTAAGGTAGCAGACCAAGTGCCGGAAGTTATATTCCCCACAGTGACTAAGTTAGAAGCCGACGTAATGTTTGGTTGTGATGCAGTTGTTAATGTACCTGCAGTAGTTGCACTCGTTGCTGCACCTGATAGGGCACCAACGAAAGTCGTTGCAGTGATAGAAGCATTGCCCAAGTTAGCACTGATTGAAGTGTTAATTACTGCACTTGAGTTTCCGTTTGCACCTGAAGTAGTAAATGTAGGATAAACTGTTGTTGCGGTTGAGGTGTTTTGCAATAATGCTTGCGCCAAGAGCGCAACATTAGCAGTAAGATTTGCTACCGTCGTAGATGAAGTAACAACAAACGGAGCAGTACCTTGTGCGACATTAGATATGAACTGGGGAGCAGTTACATTTGCCGTTGCTAGAACTTGGGCAGTACCGATATTGCCAACATTAGCATTACCGGTTACGCTTAAACTGATAAGTGTACCTACACTCGTAATATTTGGCTGTGCATTAGTCGTTAAATTACCACCTAATGTTGTTCCGGATATTATTCCTGGAACCGCATATACATTTCCGGCAGTCACATTACCGGTTACTGATAATGTAGAAAGTGTACCCACGCTTGTTATATTCGGTTGTGCAGCAGTGGTTAATGTGCCGGTTAACAACGAACCGCGAACTGTTCCGGAATTTGCGAATACGTTTGCAGCGATCAAGTTTCCTGTGATGTTCGCAACACCTGACAAGTTTGCGCCAGTTGAGGTTACAACTAATACATTAGGAGTACCGCCTACGCTAATTTGGACGTTGCCATTTAAGGACACTGCAACATTGCTAGTTCCATTGACAATAGAGGTACCTGCACCCACACTAATATTAGACAGTAATCCACCGTCGCCTTGGAAATAATTAGCTTTAGCTAAGTTACCGAGATTAGCATTGCTGCTTGTAATATTTCCAGTAGCAACAAGTGCTGTTGTACCTAAATTACCTACATTAGCGTTGCCAGTTACGGCAAGTGTAGTTAAAGTACCCACACTTGTAATATTGGGTTGTGCTGCTGTTGTTACAGTTCCGGCAGTTCCTGATGTAGCAGCATTAAGATTTGCCACCTGTGTAGTTGATGTTACGACTAATGGAGCAGTTCCGGTTGCTATATTAGAAATGAATTGTGTAGCAGAGATATTTCCAGAAGAAATTACTCGACCGGTACCTAAATTACCAGTGTTAGCGTTACCTGTAACATTAAGTGTTCCTGAGATATTTGCGCCTGCTGTTCGAACTACGAGAACGTTAGCTGTACCTGCTACGCTAGTTCGCACATTGCCGCTAGCATCTACGAATATATTTGAGGTTCCGTTTACTAATGATGTTCCTGCTGCTACCGATACATTAGTAAGTAAACTTCCGTCTCCTTGAAAATAATTTGCAGTAGCAAGATTTCCTAAATTAGCATTTGCTGCGGTTATGTTACCGGTGAAAGTTGAGTTTGCGGGAAGTTCTACTGAAATACTACCCGAAGATGTTATAGGGCTTCCGGTTACGGTTAACGAGTTACTAATTATACCAACGTAAGTAATAGTTCCGCCGCCCGCTTGCGTTGATATAGTTATATTTCCGTTGCTTCCGGAAAGTGATATCCCAGGACCAGGATTTAATCTTGTGACGCCGGTATTTGTTACGGTAATGTTTCCGTTACTTGTAATCGGACCGCCATTAATTTGTATACCTGAGCCAGCAGTTAATCCAACGCTAGTTACTGTTCCAGAAACAGTGTTGTTACTTGCTGATGTAATTCTACCATATTGGTCAATTGTAAGTGTTGGATTGTTATAAGTACCTGAAGTGACACCTGATGTAGCTAAATCAATACTCATATTTCCGTCTGCAACTAATGGACTATTAGTTACAGTAAGACGAGATGAGGGTGTTAACCCGACGCTTGATAAAGTTCCGCCACCTCCATTTCCGCCAGCAATAGCTGATATAGTGACATTTCCGCTTGAACGATTTATTACAATATTAGTTCCGGCAATAATGTTAGTAACACCGTCATTGGTAATCGTTACGGTGCCTATGTTCGCATTGGCCTCTACATTTATACCATCCCCGGCATTAAATGTATTGTATGGACTTGCGTTGTCAAATAGATTATTAAAGTTGGTGTTTACTTTATTAAAGGCCGTGTATAGGCTGTCACTGTTTGCCGACTCATTAGGCAAACCAACATTTATCTGTTGTTGTCCTGATATACTCATATTCAATCCTTATGATAGTATTTATCAATAAGGGTTGAAAGAATCTCCGCATCCGCAGCTAGACCGAGCATTGGGATTCGTAATATCGAACCTAGAGCCAGTTAATCCATCGATAAAGTCTACAACTGACCCCTGTAAATATGGAACTGAAAACTCGTCAATGACTACGCGAACCTCGCCCTGCTGAATTTCAGTATCATCTTCTGCTACTTCGTCTGTAATTTCGAATCCATATGTAAGTCCTGCACATCCTTTTCCTTGAACAAGCATACGCAAACGAGCATCAGGACCTTCTTTCTCTAGAATTGATAATACCTTCTTTTGTGCGTTCTCAGTTAATGTTATCATCTGTTCCTCATATATAATGGCTTGACTGCTTCGGTATATCCTAGATCAATGATGACTGGACGACCATTAAATTCTCCCCAGTTACCAACATTATACAAATCATCAATCAACACAGTAGTTGAACTTACTAATGTAGCGACCTCAGTCGCATACTCCATAAAGATATCTATTTCGCTGTCAGAGTAACCGGCATCTTCTAAATCTTGTTTGATTTGTTTGATAGTGGGCATATAATTTTTTCGTTGGCCTAAAATGTTGGACACTGCGCTCATAAAATCTCCTAAACCATAATACTCTAACTCATCGCAAAATAGCATTTGTTCAAGTCGCTTTCTGCTGACCTTCTTTGCTACTTCGGTTTGTAACCAGGTGGGTTGTGGGTTTTCCTTATCATAGTCAATTAATGGAATAACAATATCTAGCTTACCCACATACCCATCGGTCAATACATCAACCTCAGCTTCGTTCTGAGCCATTCCTTTACGATTTTTAGCGATTTTAAGCGCCGTAGGACGACCGTTGTCAGTTACAATGAAAGCAACTCTACTAGAGCCGCCACCAAGTCTCTCAGCACGCTCCTTAGCGTATTCTAGACGGCTTTTAAACGTCTTATCATGACCGAGCATAGTTGGATCCCAGTCAGCAGGCAGAGCCATTTCATCAAGCTCTTTATTAAATATAGCATAGAATACAGGATAATCTTCGTCCCCTGTTAGTCCGCTGTCGATTGGCTGCTTCCCGCCTTCTCGTTTAATGAAGTCATTCAACACTTCATCATATACTGCTTCATAGCTAGGTAAGTGTCTTGGATCATCTGATGGAAGATCACATCTTTCTTGTGCATCCTGTTGACACCAATCACTGAATCCTTCGAAGTGGATCCGATATGGGCCAATTTCTTCTACGCCTACATCATCTGATCCTAAAGAGAATAAGAAATCTTCTACTTCGTTGTTATGTGATTCGTTGATAAATTCTTTAGCCCTCATTTCTTGCGCCCTCTGAAGCCAACTGGCATTTGTAAATCGTTTACCGGGAACATTGCTTTAAACCATTCATCTGTCCCGGGTTTAGCAGTGATTCCGCTGCGATTGATGGGCTCCATATGAGTAGGCTTACCTCTACTGTCAACGATCCCTGCGAGTCTTTTTAAGTCTTCTGGTGTCATAGGCTTTTACCCCATCTCGTAGAGATGACATTCCAGTTAATAATTTTCCAAATGCTACGCAAATACGCTTTTTTGTCTGATCCGTAATCTAACAAAAACGAATGTTCCCACCAGTCGATTAGTAATAATATATCACTTTTGACTTCGTGATTTTTGATGGTTTTGATATTTCCATCATATGCTAGATATACCCAACCGGAACCCTGTATTCCCATAGCAACTTCTTCAAACTTATTTTTAAAGCTCTCAAAATTACCATAGTTTTTGTCAATGAAGTTTTTGATAGGACCGTTTGGTTTGTTGTTTAGTCTGACTTCTCTAAATTGAGTGAACCATAGATTGTGTAAAAATACACCTGCATAGTTAAAGTCTTTGTCGCCTTCATTGTTATTATATCGTTTAGCGTAACCTTTTGCTAACTTTTCATAGTGCAATTGAATAGTTTGGTTACTCATAACACTGGCAACCTCACGTGGCGTGAAGTTGAGTGGAATAATCTCAATATCGTTAGGTTTTGTTTTACCCTCAATTAGTTTAATGAAATCTAACATAAGAGTATTTATCGTTACTTACGGCGAACGATCCTGCCCTTAGATAAATCGTATGGAGTTAATTCTACTTCAACACGATCACCCATCAATACACGGATTTCGTGTTGTCTCATCTTTCCAGAAATATAACTTAGAATTACAACTTCGTTTTCTAACTTAACTTTGAAAGTAGCGTTAGGCAATACATCTACTACTTCACCCTCTAATTTTAACAAATCTTCTTTAGCCATAATTACTTCTTAAGGATATCCCAAATCTTCTCTTGTTCTAGGATTTCCTTTTCCATAGCTCTATACTCTTCACCGAGCTTCTTTAGTTTTTCCCACTTGCCTTCAAGATCATTGTTTGGTCTGAGGATGCCAAGCCGCTGTTCAATTTGGTCTAAGCGTTCTGTTAAACTTACACCGCCGACTTTAAGATCGCCATTGAATTCTGCATCACCGTAGACCTTGAGTGTTTTGTTTACTCCCCAAGCATTTGCATATGCATATGTATCTCCGGCAGAAATAGTGTAAGTGGGAGATAGATTGCTAGAAGTTATCCAGCCGCCACCGCCACCACCGGCTCCGGTAATAGATACTGTGGCTGAAGTTGTTCCTCCGTATGTGATATTAGTTGTTGACATAGTAGTTGGTAGGCTCGCTGTTACATTTCCTGTTATATTATATGTGGTAGATAATGGTGAATTGTATGTTTGGTTATAATCAAATGATAGTTGATCGTCTCCATCTTGTGGTAAAATGCTATAAAGTCCCATCTTATGCTTTCTTTAAAAATATCTTACCGTCATCATCAACACTTATTGTTAGATCATCGCCTTCTTTCCAGCCTAAGCTTTTTAGTAGAGGCATAGGTAAAGGTATGATGATATCTCCCGTTTCAGAATCCTCTTGGGTGATAACTTCATACCTAGCAGTATTTTTACCTGGTCCTACGGACATTTATGCTATGCGTCCTAATCTATGAACAAGATTGACTGCCTGCTGCTCCTCAGCTGGCGTAAGAGTGAGGCTAGAATCAGTTAAATGAGATAGTAACACTCTCTTAATAAGGTCGATATCAGCAGGAGCAAATGTCCCGCCCTTTACTTCTTTTGGTTTGTTCAATGTTTCTGTGGTCATATAAAGTCTCTCTTTATTTATTGTATGTTGTAGGTTAAAAATTATAATTCCCAAGATCGTTTTAACCATTTTTTAACTAAATCACAGCTAGCTCCGACTTTGATTGCTATTTCTTTGATTAAAAATCCCTGGCTTCGTAGCTGATAAATGTCGTCGTATTGCTTTTTAGTCAAGCTTCTTCTTGTCATCGCTCTTTTTATAATTTGATTCTTGTCCCACCTTACCCACGGTTTCTTCATCCCTATATGGGATTTGCGTATAGCATTGCAAGTTTCTTCAGTTGCCTTTCTTGCTTTAAATTTGGCTATAGTAGAATCAGTTTTCTTTTTGCCGGCTAATGCCTTACTTCTTTTTAAATTGGATTCTTCCGACATTATAATACCGTTATTTCCATCTCCACCTTTTGTGCTGTTATAACCTTTAAAATAGGTATTATGAATTTCAATAAATTCAATTTCTTTCTTTTTTGCTTCTTCTGTTGTGGGTGTTTCTAACAAAAGTTCAATCTTCCAAGCATCAGGACCATGTTTTCTAATTGCATTATAAAATTTTCTATTAGTTTTTTGTTTTAATGCAAGAGTTTTATGTTGTTTCCATCGTTCTTCAATAGTTAACGAAGTGTAACCAATATAAGATTTTTGTGTTACATAGTTTGTAATTTTATAAACTTTAGCCATATATTTACCAGGCCCGGCAGGACCAATATCTCGCTTTCCAACGAGGCCCCGGGTTTTCACAGTGATGTCTCGCTCTAAAACTTTTTCGTCTGGATGGATTGCTTTTTTTAATACGCATATTTTTATCACCAAAGTTAACCTTGACTACTTTTCCGTTTGGTTTTTTTACATATACTTTGCTTTTGGCTACATCACCCTTCATCGGCTTGCCTAGTGGAACTTTACGACCTTGATATTCTGCTTCACCAATTGGTTCGCCTGGAACGACTGGCTTACCGTCAGGACCCATAACAGGACGTCCTGTTACTCTAAGGTGATCTAATGTCTGTTCAATGCGGTCGTCAAGCTCTTTAACTTTGTATTCATCACCTTGCTGTTCAGCAGCTTGACGCATTTGAGCAAGCTTTACTAGCTGTGGCTCATTCTTCATCAACTGATTAGCTTCATACTTATTGATACCGGTGATTGCCGCGATCAATGCAGCGCCCCCTAGAAGCGCCTTTCCCAGGCCCTCATCAACTTCTTCTTGTCCTAATGCTAATCTCTTAATCTCATCAAGTTCTTCTGATTGTTCGTAATTAGATTCGTGTACACCGTGTTCTTTCTCAATTTGAGCAACCACATAAGAGATAATGTCTTCAAAGTCATCGTCTGGGTGTAGTCTACCTTCACTATCTATTACTACACCGTCGTACATTTCCTGTACTACTTTGCGTATTTCTTCACCGTAATCACCACTGATTGCGTCATATACCATTTCAAATGGATCAGAAGTGTCAGCTACTTCTCTCATAAATTCGTCAACTGACATTTGCTCAGATGGCTCGTCAATAGACTCAAGTAATAGACCATTCAAGTCAAGCATTTCCATAGCATCTTCGTCAAGATGAATGACAACTCCATCTTCCATAAAACCAACGATACCGGTCTCAATTACAAAGCTTTCGGTAAGCTCAATGTCAACACTATCATATAGGTTGACTTCATTGTCTCGTTCTTCGTCAAGTTCTCTGACTAGCTTGTAAATGTCTCTGGTATCCATAATGTCTCCGAAAATATATCTAGTATTTATCTTATTTCTTCTAGGTAATCATCATTTGCATTGTACAGGTTAACGAACCTGTCATATACAATGGAAATTTCAGGGTCTGATCTAAATCTATCCCATAGTGAGTTATCGGCTACTAGGTGTAAGATACGAATGTTAATTTCATTTAGGTAATTCTGTGCTGCTTTACGATATAGTGGGGTAGGGGAAGACTCATATTGGTTTTTTATTTCTTGTGATTTTTGCTCGTAATAAGCTATATCACTCCCTATGAGGGCAAGATAAGTTGTAATTGAATTTGCTGATTCTCGTAGTATATCACTTATCCTCATTTAACCATCTTTCTATCCGACGGCATATATTCATACATTCAGCGTGGTGTTTATTTACACGATTGGCTAAATCTTCATCTGTTATCGGCACCGTGGTTTCGTTGACACTATTAGTACGATCTTTCCACAATGGTAACTTTTTTCCCATAGTATTACTCTTTTCTATCTTTGGGGAAGACCTTTTTAAGGACATTGGATACTTTGCTCATTGGATCTTCATCAGCCTGATATTTGATTGCAATGCCACCGGCAGTAGCCCAAGCACGAGTATTGACTCCGTAATCGTCAATTAATATATTCTGTGTTCCATCTGGTTGAACAGCATACTTATATTTGTCGTGTTCAAAAATGACATTATCGGGCTTCACATTGATATGCTTAGCTAACCACTCACGCTTACCTTTAATACTACCAGATTTATCAAATCCTAACGGGCTGCTTAGTATGGTATATTCGCCTGCATAACTCTTGACAAGCTGTAGTAATTTGTTTGCTGTAGGGAAAGCTGGAGCATCACGAAATAAGTGATATGCGTTACTGTCACGGAAGAACTTTTCCCAATCACTGCTAGTCATTTGATTATAGTGTTCAACATCGTGAATCTCGGCTGCGTGATTATATAGGTCACACAACACACCATCCATATCAACATAGACAATGGGCTTGCTAGGGCCTTCTAATATGCGGCCTTCAAAGAGTTCTTCGATCTTCATATCATATATTTAGCATACTTTAGGAAATAAGTAAACCCCTAATTTGAAATTATTTTTAGCCTAGACTTTTCCCTACGATCTGGAACATAGTCTTGTCCCATAATAGGCGATCTATCCGGCACAATACTGTCAAAGTTCTTAATGTCATCCCCATATTTCAATAATATATAAGATGTTGTCTTATCTCCAGCACCCTTGTAATCATAGTAACCAACTATTAGATGTTGATAATATTGAAGTTTAGTGGATGTTTCTTTTTTGATGACCTTATCAGTAAGTATATCATCAAACTTGTTGTTCTCTCTATAGAATACGATATGTTTCATTATTTCTTCCACATCAAAAATGCTACATAGTCTCGGTCGGACTCAAAGAAGAATTCAAATCCATTATATTGATTGTTTGCATCTTCCATATACCGCCAGTCACTCGTGCAATTACGCTCACACCAATCTACAATTGGTTGTAACTGCCCATACTGAACACTAACATTTGCTTTATGCGCAGTCGGTATATTTATGGACATTGATGCCGCTCTTTCTAAGGAAGTTCAATCCATCCTCACTGCGATATGTTTCTTTATAATAGACTGTTACAATACCAGCTTGATAGATTAATTTTGCACAATCAATGCAGGGCGCGTGTGTGCAGAATAAAGTAGACCCGTCGCTCGACTCAGTTGAACGAGATACTTTAGCAATGGCGTTGCTTTCGGCGTGAAGGACCTCGGGCTTAGTAACTAATCTATAACGACCATTTTCATCTTCAAGTGGATATAGTTCATCAAAAGGCTTAAGTGTTATTGGGTCTATACCAGTCCAATATGGTTCTTTGTATTCTTTGTATTCGCAAGTATTCTCCCATCCGGCCGGCATACCATTATAGCCGGTGCCGATTGTTTGATTGCCCTTGATGATTACTGCGCCAACCTTTAGTCTTTTTGCATAACTAAGAGAAGCAGTAAGCTCTGCTACGTTCATAAAATAATCAATAAACTTTGGTTTCATATCAATCCCACAACGATCTAAAATACTTGCCAAACAGTTCAAATCCTTCTTGGATCTTGTCTTCGTGTAATTGGTGACCTAGGTAATCATACCAATGTTCGTTGGGATTTTCGTCTACCATTTCGTACATTTCTTCCACTACTCCTGTAATAGGGTTGGGAAGTGTAATAGGTTTCCAGCCGATTTTCATATCACCGTGATGATACTTGTTGCTATAATCGTCGTCTATAATCTGCTGAAATGACCAAATGATCTTGTCTAAGGTATCATACCACTTTTTGCAGTTTGTGTCAAACACTTCATCTTGGTCATCTTGTATAAAGTCAAAACAATAATTACCATCAGTGTCAGAGCCTACAGATTGAGTAAACTCGCCGGGAACACCCTGCATAGTATCTTTGAGTTGCAACAATAATGGCAACATAATAAATGCTAAGGTGTGATCTACGCTATAGGTATCCCAGCGTTCAACCAGAACATCAATTTTGCGTTCTTTTGGACCTTTGTTATACTTACGAATGTTTACTTTCATCAATCAAACTGCTTAAACTTGCCATTCACAAACCATTGCAATTGAAAGTCGTTGCCAATTGGCGTGGCTACGATTGCAAAAGTCTTCTTAGCATTATTTAATGCATTTGCTACATCATCCATTGTTTTTCCCTGACAGATGAAATTGCTAGTTTCCTTGTCATAAACATAATAGTTGTTTTCTTCAACTTCTATGTAAAACATAGGAATAAGCTTGCTAGCATTCTTCTGAAATGATTGGATGGCACTATTTCCAATTCTCCTAATACCATACATATATCCTGCAAAAAACACAAATGTAAGCAAAATAGCGATAGTGAAGGTACTCATATCAAATCTCCAAAAACTTAAGTTCAAAATAATCAGCAGCGGGATCGTGACCCTTATAGCCCCTAGGATTGCACACAATTCTAGTATCACCCATTACATAATCAAATGGATGATGGGTATGACCGTGTGTCCAAAGAATAATCTGAGGACGATCTAGAATGAACTCTGACAAGTCACTGTGATAACCGCCATTCATATAATAATCCTGCTTATACATTTCGTGAATGCTCAGAGGAGTAGGAGCGTGATGACCAACCACAACATACTTCTTAGTAGTGTCGCTGTCAACTACACTTTTGATATATTCAAGTGTCGCAGTATGATGGATAGCAGTGTCAAGAGGACTGAACCTAGCATAGTTACGCTGGCTGTTGCGAACGATCCTAAAGTCGTTCATCATATTCTCAATCAAATGCAGTGTGGCAGGGTCACGCCTATTCATATCCGTCCAGAGGGTGCCTCCCACAAAGGTTATATCGTCAATCTCAACACTATCCATATCAAGGAAATGAATGTTATTATAATTCTTCATTTCATCACGAAGCCACTCAATAGTGTCAGGATAGCGCCCGTGGTAAAACTCGTGATTGCCTGCAACATAGACCACATGGTCATACTCATTGCTTACGTGGGTAAAGAACTCACGAAACTTTACAGCAGCAGCCTGATTTCTACCAGGCTTCATTGCGTCAGTAGGAACAGGCTTATCAATAGGATGATCGTGTAGTGAATGTGCTACACAAATATCACCGGACAAGATGAGGACCTTTGCACCTTCCGTGTTGGGAAGTGTGATAGTCTCAAACTCAAGGTGCAAATCCGAACAGACGGCTATCTTAGGCATAAATACTTTCTCTATAATACTATTATTTACTTTAACACGGGATTATGAAAATGTCAAGCTATTGTGTATATCTAACTGTTTATTCGGGGAATAAAATGCCCAAATTCTATTTAGGGTCATCAAGCACAAAAAATATCGGAAATGGTTACTGCGGATCAGTTTCTAGTAAAGAATACGGTAAGATTTGGAAACAAGAACTACGATTTAATCCTACCATGTTCAAAACCATAATAATTTCTATTCATAATACTCGTGCTAAGGCATTTGAACACGAAGAATATTTGCAAAAAGCAAGGAAGGTAGTAACTAATCCCATGTATATAAACCGTTCATATGCTAATGCAAAGTTTACTCTTAAGCAGCATTCTTCATGGACAAGAAAAAACCTTAAAAATAGAGTAGCATGGAATAAAGGACTGAAACTAACCGACGAATTTTATAAGAAGGGAGGACGCAAAAATAAGGGAAAGGTGAAGGGTCCATTACCCGAACAAGTTAAAGATAAGCTACGTGGTCCCAATCCAAAGAAAGCGTTGTTCGGTGAAAGGAACAGTATGTTCGGTAAAACGCACACCGAAGAGGTTAAAGCTATTCTTGCGGAAAAAGCATCAAATAGATTTAAGGGCAAGTCATATGAAGAACTCTATGGCACCGAGAAAGCAATAGAACTCAAAAACAAGCGTTCTACTAACTTAAAAGGAAAAAACAACTCTGGCTCTTATAACCCGATGTTTGGAACCCAACACAAGGAGAGTTCCAAACAACTACAATCACAGCGGGCTAAAAACAGACCTAAGTTAGAATGTCCCCATTGTGGTATAGTGTGCGCTTCTTCACAGTATAAGAGATGGCACGGTGATAGGTGTAGGTTCAAGGTTCATCCTTGACCTCCCCACCCATAGATTGCTTCATAATCTTCGGCAGTCAGTGCAGTATCGGCACTATCTTGCATAATCTCAATTAGTTCTACTACTTTTGCGCAAAGAGTACCTATTCCCCTCTCATTGCTAATACGATCCGGCATATATCCTTCATATTCAACTTCAAGCTTGAGCATGACAAGTTCCTCAACAATTTTATTTAATGCTTCTTCAACGCTTGTTAAGCTCATCATTGATCTCCTTCATCTCCGCGTGTTCATCACACAATACTCTGATCCAACCGCCACGGCGACTCTTACCGGGCTTGCTACAGTCTTCGCAGATTACGGCAGACATTGAATCTGCCATATCCACTACTCCTCTAATATAATCATCGCCGCCATAATAATAGAATCGTAGAGTACCGAACTTCTCCTTGATTTGTGTTGCAACAACCTGTTCAATAAGATCAGGCACTGTTCTTTCTTCTCTTTTGACGAAAGATGATTTATCAGACCAATCATAATTAGGATCATTTACCTCTTCGTTCCATATTATGGTCCGTTGTCGTTGATCAGCGACACTATCAATATGACCTTGAATGTTAGCGCATAGTCTGTCAATGATATCAAACCACCCGTCGCCTACACTCAATTCACAGCGTTCAGCGAAGATGAGAGGATACTTCTCTCTGATATGTTGATCTAGTTCAGGGCTCATTGCTATTTCCTGGGTTGAATGGATAATGAGAATTCACTACTAAATAAAGATAGTGATTGTTGGTTAGGTTTTCCACCCAATGATAATCTGTCTTGCCATCAAACTCTATCACTAGGTATTCTCCCTCTTTGGGATATGGTATTCTAGTAGCAGAATGAACGTCTACTTTATTGAGTAAATCTAGAGAAAGTGATGCTAGAGCATTACGATAGAAGAAATCGTCGGCATCATATTGATCCCAATCAATATGAATATTAGGAACATTGCAAAATTCTTCAATAACAGGTTCTACGACACGTATTGGCATTATAACTGTTATTGTGGGAGCATATTTATTATTATATGTTGGATTTGGAACGTGTAAATGAGGGATGAGGCTTTTGGTTGTCGCTAGTTCTGTGCCATTTCCAGAGAATATAATTCCAGCAGTATCACAAACAGATTCTACTCCCCATTCGGTTTTAAGTATCTCTATTGCAATATCTATATTGAATTCCTTAAGCGACTCAGCAGCTAAATCAATTGATAATTTGCTGTTTGTTTCAAAAGGTTCATACCAAGTCTTTAGAATTGCCAATTTCCCGACTTCTTTAGCATTCATATCATTGACATATTCAGCTGGAAATTCACTTGGCCAATAAGCTACATTTTTAAGTAACTCATAGTTGAAATCTACTTTTGGTCCAGAGTGATATTTGTATCTCATCGTGTTAACATCTTTATCAATTGTGCAGGTTTAATCATTTCGTGAACTCCTTTAGCAGACTGTTCTATCAATTCAAATTCGATAACTTCCCAATCACCTATTTTATTGGTGCCCCGCTTACTATCCATATTTAATGAATTGGTTAGAAAAGTGCGAAGTTTTCCAAGAGTTTGAAAGATTCTTCCATCTTTATCCCAACTATTATATGTAGGCGTACCCTTAAGATACAACTCACTATTGTTCTTGTTGCGAATCTTGTAGATAATCATTTTATCACCTAATTAAAACTGCATGACTAGAAGTGGCAAAAACTAGCTCTTCTTTGTATTCTACCTTGTAGACACCGCGATAATCATACTTGTATTCGCCGCCTTCGTAGAATACTTTAGCATCATCGGGCAATTTATCAAGCAGTTCTTTGAGTTCTTTTACAGTCATTTGTTATCTATAGCACAATAAGGAATGAATGTCAACCAGAAAGATAAATAAGTGTGAGTCGCGGAACGCCAATTCCCACTCACTCTAACGCTTACAAGGAGCATCAGTAATGACTATTTACTCAAGAAACTGTTTCACCTATTTAATCGGTTGGTCTGCACACAACATTTGGTATTACGGAAGAAGGACCGCGTTCGGTTGCTCTCCTGATGATATTTGGAACACCTATTTTACATCTTCGGAATATGTTAGTATATTTAGAGGGCAATATGGAGAGCCAGATATAATACAAGTGCGAAAGGTGTTCGGCGAGGATTACCAGTCCTGTGAACAATGGGAAACCAAAGTGTTGACCCGTATAAACGCTGCGGCTAGGGAAGACTTCTTGAATAAACACAATAACTCGGCTACTACCACTAATAGGGCCCCTGCTTTTAACTCGGATCAACAGTTCATTGGATTAGTTGAATGCGATCATCCTGGTTGGGGGAGTCAATTCTATGGTATTAACAAGTTCAAAGACCTTTCTAAGTGGGGCGAAGCCGGCAGAGCCAAAGCTAAAGAGAAAGCCGCTCTAGGAATTCATCCATTACAAATTAAATCACAAAATGGAACTCATCATCTGGTGTCAGGGCACCCTTCCCGCGCAAGATTAGATCAGCATCAGCGAGACTTAGTGGCATCAGGATTACATTACTGGAAATCAGAGGAACATAAAACCATCACCGGCAAGCGAAATTCTATGCTCATACGAGAAGGTAAGCACCCG